AGTACGTTCGCCGTGAATGCCAGAAGGCGATGGAGTCACCATCTTACGAGAACACTTTCAAGCGATTACAGCTCAATGTCAAAACAGAGCAGGATGTCCGTTGGCTTGCAATGGACAAATGGGATGCCTGCAATGACTACTTTGATCCAGAATCATTGCTTGGAAAAGAATGTTACGGTGGATTGGATCTTGCATCGACCTCAGATGTTTCCGCTTTGTCTCTGGTGTTCCCAAACGTCATCGATGGCAAGTCAGTAATCCTTCCGTTCTTTTGGATCCCTTCTGTGACGGCAATGGATCGTGCCAGGAAAGACAGGATCCCGTATGACGCCTGGGCGAAACAGATGCGGATCACTCTTACCACTGGTAATGTAGCTGACTATGATGTCATTCGACGTGACATCGTGAAACTCTCCGAGAAGTACAAGATAAGAGAGATTGCTTTCGACCGCTGGAATGCAACGCAACTTGTGAATCAACTCGTTGGGGATGGTATCTCCATGGTACAGTTCGGCCAGGGGTACATTTCCATGAGTGCTCCATCCAAGGATCTTGAGAAAATGATCCTTTCGGAAATGGTGATTCACGGTGGCAATCCAGTCCTGCGATGGATGGCTTCCAACGTCTCTGTGGAGATGGATGCTGCTGGAAATATAAAACCGTCAAGGTCCAAGTCCAGCGAGAAGATTGACGGTATCGTGGCAACCATCATGGCACTTGGTCGCATTCAGACCAAGGCTGTCAAGCGTCCAAGTGTCTATGAGAAGAGAGGACTCTTGGTTTTATGAATCTTGAGAAGGCTATTATTTTCCTCGCATTGGTGATGATTGCGGCTGGGTTATATCTGATACATATTCCGAGTTGTCTAATCGGTGTTGGGCTTCTTATTTGGATTGATCAGTATATTCCAGACCGCAAGAAGGGTAAGCACAAATGAGCCTGCTGCGGAAGTTCTTCTCGGCGGAACCGGCAGAGCGGATCAGCGACTTTATGAATCCGCAGAACTGGCTTACGGATATTGGTGGTGGCCAGACTACTTCCGGAGAATGTGTCAATACTCGAAGTGCTATGAATCTCGCTGCATTCTTTGCATGTGTGCAGGTATTGAGCACCGATATCGCCAAGCTACCGCTAAAGATTTACAAGAGCCTGAAGCCGAGGGGGAAGGAAGTCTTTTACGAGCATCCACTCTATGAAGTTCTTCACGATTCTCCAAACGAAGATATGTCTTCCATGAGTCTTCGTGAAGCGATGATGGTATCTGTCTTTCTTCGTGGCGATGGATTCGCCAGGATTATCAGGGAAGGTGATGGGGCTGGTAAGCCTGTCGGGTTGAGATTCATTTATCCTGATCGTGTGGATATCAAGAACGATATTTCTAAAGATGGTATCGATCCCGGTCCTGTTTACTATATGGTAAATAAACAAGGATCTACTGATAAGCAAAGGATTGCTTCCGAAGATATGATCCACATCCACGGTGTTTCCGAGGATGGTATCCGTGGCTTGTCGATTATCAAATGTGCTGCCGAGTCTATCGGTGTTGGGTTAGCGGCGCAGAAGTTCGGGGCCGCCTTCTTCGGTAATGGATCCACCATGAGCGGTGCTCTTGAGACACCACTTGGTCTTGAGGATAACGCAAGGAATAATCTTAGAACGAGTCTCGACAAACTTCATACTGGTGCAGCCAATGCACATCGCATGCTGATTCTGGAAGAGGGAATGAAGTATGCTCGCATTGGTATCCCTCCCGAGGAAGGCCAGTTCTTAGAGTCTAGGCAGTTCACTGTAGAGGATATATGTCGCTGGTTCCGAATGCCTCCACATAAGATCCAGCATCTGCTTCGTGCAACATTCAGTAATATAGAAGAGCAATCAATCGAGTATGTTGTGGACACCTTGGGATCATGGCTGACTCGCTGTGAACAGGAATATGATCGCAAATTGTTCAAGGGTGAGGAAGGTGTTTTCTGCGAGCATTTGGTAAATGGCCTATTGCGTGGGAATGCTACGGCTAGAGGAGCATACTACGCTCAAGGATTCGGGATAGGTGTCTTCTCCCCCAATGATATTCGTGAAATAGAGAATATGAATCCGATTGAGGGCGGAGATGACTACTGGCGACCATTGAACATGCAGAAACTTGGGGAGGATCCTGAGCCTCCAGAGCCTGCACCGATGCCTCCTGGGTTCGGTGGTCCACCTGACCAGCAAGAGCCGCAGGACGAGCCACCTGACGCGCCTCCCGAGGTTCCTGCGGAGGATCCCAAGGACCAGCCGGAGGCCAAGGCTATCGAGGCATTCAAGCCTGTTTTGCTGGATGCCGCAGCCAGGGTTGTTCGCAAAGAGTCTGCGGCAGTTGACAGATCGAGGATCAAATACAAGTCCAACACGGAAGCGTATGTCTTATGGGCTGAATCATTCTTCAACGATGATCATGTAGGGTACATCGTAGATACGTTCCAGCCATCAGTTCATGCGCTATGCTGTATCATAGATAAGACATGGAACGCTGAGTTCAAATCTATCAAGGATCATGTGTTTAAAGCAAAGACCACAGCAATTGATAAGTTCAAATGCATTGATGCTGGTGGTCCCGACAACAGAGCAACAGAACTTGCCGAGTCACTTATCCAGGAGATATGCAATGGATGACATGGGATGGACAACCGGATGCGTGGCTCGTCACTGCGGCTACTGGTCGATTGATCCGGCATGGTTGAGCCGTGCATTTGCCTTGCTGAAGATGGGTAGGTATGCATCTAAGCATGCCGAGGAGAAGGTGGCTGTTGCTCCTGGCAAGCCGTATCAGATCGCCGGTCAGGGGATCGCTGTCATTCCCATTATGGGACCACTGGTCAAGGGAGGCGGGAAGAATGGCGAGGTGGACTCTGTGGCTATCCGCCGGCAGCTCCAGGCTGCTGTCCAGGACAAGGAGATCGGCGGTATCATGCTGGTCATTGACTCCCCCGGCGGGACCGTAGCCGGCACTGACGAGCTTGCCAGGGATGTCCTGGCTGCTAATGCCATCAAGCCGGTGGCTGCTCATATAGAGGATCTGGGAGCTTCGGCCGCCTACTGGATCGCTTCCCAGGCTGGGACCTTGACAGCCAACCATACGGCCGAGGTTGGGTCCATTGGAACCATGGCCGTGGTGGAGGACACCAGCGGGTTAGCCAAGGCAGAGGGAATCGTGGTCCATGTGGTTAGCACTGGAGCGTACAAAGGTGCCTTTGTCCCTGGAACAGAAATAACGACGGAACACATAGCCTATCTTCAGGAGCAGGCCAATGCTTTGAACGCTCATTTTATGACTGCTGTTTCCAAGGGTAGGAAGGCTGGCATGAAGAAGGTGGAGAGCTGGGCTGACGGCAGGGCATGGATCGCATCTACTGCTTTGGAGATGGGATTGATTGATGGTGTCACTCGGCTGGAGGATGCCATGATTAAACTCCAGAAATCTATTCCTAAGCGTTCAATGAAAAGTCAGATCATACGTGCAGATATAGAGATGTCTTCCATGGAGTAATTTACAGTTGATTCCTGGAAGCGTTTGGTTATAAGTGAATCTGAATACGGGAAGACCTGGATTTGAGCCGCATGCGCCTACGCGCAGCGGGTAATCAAAGAAGGGTCCGGCAGTGCGAGAAGCCGTAGCTTCCGCAGTAATGCCTTCGATCACCGCTCATAGCGGGCCAGTTCCCAGGCTCCAGAGCACAGGCAAACTGCGGAGGCAAGCAATGCCATCTCCCACCTGGAAGGCCATCCATTTGGATGGCATTTCTAAAATCACCGAAGCTAAGGCGATTCAATCCAAGGCTGACGAAGATAAGCGATCTGTCACCGACGACGAAATTACCAAGATTGACGCGCTCCTGGTCGCTGGCAAGGCGCTGAAAGCCGATGCCGCTCGGCGCAAAGTTTTGGAGGAAATCGACACAACCCCCCCGAATGATCCCGAGATCGCTGCCGGCATGGTACGCATCCCTGCTGTGGCCGTTGATCATGTCAAGGAAGGCATGGGTGGATTCAGCCACATGGGTGAGTTCGCTTCCAGTGTCTCCCAGTTCATGAGTCCAAGTGGTAGGAAGGATCATCGTCTCCTGGCTACCATGAACCGGGCTACCTCTTCTGAGGGTGGCTTCCTGGTCCCCACCACGTTCGCCACGACGATCTATGACAGGTTCTCTGGCCAGGCCGACAGCCTGATCGCCAGGACCGACCAGTACACGCTGGGCTCGGAAGAGGCGATTGTTTTCCCGGCTGACGCTGAGACCTCCCGCGCTGACGGCAGCCGTGCTGGTGGCGTTGCCGGCTACTGGAAAGCCGAGCAGACCCAGATGGCCAGCTTCTCGACTCCCACCGTGAAGGAATTCCGGCTGGAGCCGCAGGAGCTCTACGTCTTTGCCAAGGTTACTGACAAGCTGCTGCGCAATTCACCGATTGCTCTTGAGCAGTATCTGACACGCAAGGCTTCCGATGAGATCGCTTTCAAGTGTGGCGATGCAATCGTCAACGGTGTTGGAGCTGGTATGCCTCTCGGGATCCTTGTATCTCCATGCCTTGTTTCGATTACAAAGGAAACTGGCCAGCTTGCTGCAACTGTTGTTGTTGAAAACATCGTGAAGATGTGGGCCAGGTTGCATCCGAAGTCGAAACCGAATGCTGTTTGGCTGATCAATGGAGAGGTGGAGCAGCAACTCCAGGTGATGACGATTGGCGTCGGAGTCGGTGGAGTCCTGGTTTACATGCCTCCTGGTGGTATCACTGCTGCGCCTTACGGCATGATCTTCGGACGGCCGGTTCTTCCTGTTGAGTACTGTGCTGCTCTTGGTACCAAGGGTGACATCATTCTCGCGGATCTTAGTGCGTATGCCACTGCTGTTCGTGGTGGTGTTCGTGCTGACATGAGCATCCACCTGCTGTTTGATTATGCTATCTCATGCTTCAGGTTCCAGTTTGAGGCTGATGGTAAGCCTTGGCTGGCGAGTGCTATTACGCCGTACAAGGCCACTGCAAGTGCCACCTTAAGTTCCTTCGTTACCCTGAACACCAGGGCTTGAAAGGAGTTCTAATACCATGAGCCAAAATTTCATCGGAGCTAACCACGTTCTTAATGGGACATGGCCACTGGCTGATGTCTACGAGTCTGGTCCTGTTTATACCCAGGCTGTGAACATGGGCTTGTATGGCCATGCCACCTTCGTTTTGAGCGAGGGCGCTGGCGGAACGGGTACCACGACCATCACGATGCAGGCATGCACCACGGCGGCTGGTGGGAGTCCCACGGCGATCAGCTTCAGGTATCGCGTGTGCAACACGCAGGACACCTGGGGTGCGCTCTCGGCAGCCGTGGCGACCTACGCCACCATCGCCGGCGCCAACAAGATGATTGCCATCGAGGTTGACGCTGAAGACCTCATTGCTGCGCAACCGACGAAGCCGTACCTGCGCATGGCGATGACCGAGTTGGTCGACGCTGTGTGCCTCGGGTCTGTGGTGATCATCCTCACTGATTCTGCTTATTCGCAGGATATTCCGCTGACCGCGATCACGTAACCGTTTGATGTTTCGGCCTGGGGGGTGTGTTACTCCCCAGGCCGGGGCCTCTATTACCCCCCGGCCGAAACTGAAAGGAACCTACCATGGGAGCCATCAAGGCAAACAATTACAGTTCAGGTCGTCCACTTCGTTTCTACGATGCTTCGACTCATGAGACGGTGGACATGGTGAGTCATACCTATCTGTATGACGATTTTATCGGAGTTGCTTCAGACGTTACCAATGACTGGAATTCCAGCATTGTCAACAGCTCAACATTCTTAGTTGTTGCTGGAGCTGCTGGTGGCGTTGGCAGAATCACTACAGGTGCTGTTGATGACGACGATCATGATGTTGCTACGCCTCTGGTGTTTAAAGCTGCCAATGCCTGCTGTATGGAAGCAAGGATAACGACTGCAGACATCGCCAATACGGCGATGTTCATCGGGTTCTCGGACGCCATTACCACGGCGGTAGACCTTATTCCAATAACGTATGCAACCACCACATTGACCACCACTGCCGCCAACGCTGCTGGATTCTTTACGGATAAGGATGCCACAACCAACAGGCTTATGGCTTGCACCGTCAAGGCCAACACTGATGGCACTCTGATTGAAGCTGGAGACCTTCCGGTTGATGCTGCTTATCATATCTACAGGGTTGAGATAGACGCACTTGGTAATGTCTATTTCTATTATGACGGCGCGTTGGTTGGTACTCAGCTTCTGGGTATCACTACCAGCACTGCTCTTTGCGCCATTGTTTCTCTGATCAACCGAGAGGGTTCTGCTAACACGTTGGATATCGATTACATCCGAGTCTGGCAGAAGCGCGTCTGATAGAAGAGACCCAGATCATGGGCATTGAAGAGATCACGAAGTCCGAAGTTGAGCCAATTGGACTCAACGAGGCCAAGACGCATCTGCGTATCGAGCAGAGTCAGAACGAAGAAAACGAATTGATTCTTGGCTTGATCGCTGCGTCTCGCCAGATGGTTGAATCGTACCTGGGACGGCAGCTCGTATCAGCTACCTGGGAGTTATCCCTGCAGTCTTTTAAAGAAGAGATCGAGCTGCCGCACCCACCCGTCCAATCCATCACGTCCATCACTTATATTGACCAGCTTGGTGTTACTCAGACCGTGGATCCAACAGTCTATGAATTGGATTCTAACGTCCTGCCTCCTGTGGTTCGATTGGCATGGAATCAATGGTGGCCATGTCCACGAAGCCAGTCCAATGCTGTTCGTGTTAAGTATGTTGCAGGCTATGGTGACTCCGGAAACGATGTTCCATTCGGTATCCGTGCCGCCATGCTCCTCCAAATAGGATATCTCTATGAAAACAGAGAATCTGTAAACATAGGGAACATCACTTCGGAACTTCCTCTTGCGTTTAAATCCCTCCTAAACCCTTTTCGCGTGGCGGCATTTAAATGAAATCCGGAAGGCTGCGAGCCAGAGTTTTGATCCAGACGCCAACGAAGGTTGATCTTGGCGGTGGTGAATACTCTGACTCGTGGCCTGTCGCTGGTGTGGGAACCTACGCCTGGGCGGAGATCGCGCCAGTGTCGGCATCGGCCATGTTCTCGCTTGGTGTTCAGGGTGCTTCGGCTTCCCATACCATTACCATGCGATACAACGAAGTGGTGACTTCCCTTTCACGCATCGTCTACCAGGGACGTACATATTATGTTACCGATCCACCTATCGACGTTGGAGCACGCAAGCGCGAGATCCGCTTCAACGTGCAGGAGAAGGTGGCATGAATATTTACATGACAGTGGGTGGGAAGCAGACCTTCATAACACGGTTGAGCATTTTTGATAGAGAATCCAAGAGAAGGATAACCGCGTCGATTAACAAGTGGACACGGATTATTTATCAGGAGGCTGTTACTGCTGCTCCATTCGGAGGAACAGGTGTACTCATACGTAATATCAGAATCGAAGATCCAACATCAAAGAGAGCTATACGTGGAGCTACTCGTGGTCCCAACACCCAAGACAAACTGATTGGTACTGTTAGGTCAGGAGCGCATCATTCTCAGTTCATTGAGTTTGGAACGGGACAAGCTGGTGCCACAAGTAATCGGTTGGATAGGCCAACGTGGCATGATTATCACAGACTTCATAAATTTCCCCCATGGTCAAAGGGTGCTTTGGCAAAGTGGTGTAAGGGAATAGGTTTAAATCCCTATCAGGTAGCACGAAAGATGTACTTGAATCAGGGACA